GAGCACCACATAGTACTTATGTTCATGGCTTTAAAGATAAAAATTATAGATTATCTCCACCATTTAGTAGAAGTAAGCCTCATTATCCACCAATAAAAGCATTAGAGGGTTGGGCTAAAAGGCACGATATTAATCCTTATGTAGTACAACAAGCTATTGGTAAAAAAGGAACTCCTATTATTCCATTTATAAAAATGGCTATTAGAGATACTACTAGAGAAAGAAACGCTTTATTGCGTGAGGCAGGAAAAGCAATTACTGTCTTATGGCGAAGTGGTAGAATGAGAGCAAGATAATGGCAAGTTTAACAAATATAAGAAACGAAATAGGAAATAATTTATCTTCTATTACTGGTTTAAATATTTATAAATATGTTCCTGATATGGTAGAACCTCCTACTGCAGTTGTTGGTGTTGTAGAAAGAATTGAATATGATTCAACAATGGCTAGAGGTTCAGATGTTTATACAATTCCGGTATTAGTTTATATATCAAGAGTTGACGCTCAATTAAGCCAAGAAAGTTTAGATAGTTACTTACAAAGTTCTGGTGCTAATTCTATAAAAGCTCAAATTGAAAGCGATACTACTTTGAATAGTGAGGCTCAATCTGTTAGAGTTACTGACGCAACTGATTATGGCGTGTATAATGTTAATAACATAGACTATATTGGAGTACAATTTAGCGTAGAGGTAATTGCATAATGGATTATATTTTAAACGAAGAATTAGAATACAATGGAAAAACACATATGGCAGGTAGTATTGTGAACGACATACCTAAAAAAAGTGTAAAATGGTTATTAGAGCAGGGCTTAATTATGAAAGCAACTGCATTAGCTAAAAAACAAATAAAGGAAGAAGAAGAATAATGAGAAAGTACGGAAGTAGTTCTGGAACTAGAAGAAGAAGTACAACTCGTAGAGGTGGAGGTCGTAGATAATGGCTTTCGTTCATGGTAAAGATACAAAGATTTATATTAATCAAAATGACTATTCTCAATATTTTAATAGTGCAGATACTTCAATGACTGCAGATGTTGCTGAAACAACAACTTTTGGTGTTACTGGAGATGCAAAGACTTATATAGGCGGACAAAAAGACGGAACATCTTCATTAGCAGGATTTTTTGACGCTACTTCAGACGCAGTATTGCAACCACTATTAGGCGGAAATGATTTTGTATTTGTTAATGGTGCAAGTGGAGTAAGTGCAACCGATAAAGTATTTTTTGCAAATGCAAATATAACTAATTATGGCGTATCAAGTCCTGTAGGAGATGTTGTAGCTACTTCATTAGAAATACAAGCTGACGGCGGTATGTTAAATGGTTTAATTTTAGAAAATGATACTATAACTGCAACTGCTGACGGAACTGCAAGAGATAATGGAAGTTCTACTACTAATGGTGGTGGTGCTTTTTTATTAGTTACTTCTGCAAGCGGTACTACACCAACTTTAGATGTAGTTATAAAACATTCTGCTGATGATATAACTTATACAAATTTAGTAACATTTACACAAGCAACAACAAGTACTTCTGAATATAAAGCAGTAGCAAAAGGTACAACAGTTAATAGATACTTAAAAGTTTCTTTTACTGTTAGTGGGACTACTCCTAGCTTTTCTGCTATTGTAGGTTTTGGAAGAATTAATTAAGAGGAGAATAAAAAGAAATGGCATTCGTACATGGAAAAGACAGCGTATTTAAGTTAGACAACGATAGCGGAACTCTAACTGATATAAGCTCTTATGTTAATAATGTGGACTTTCCACAAACTGCAGATATAGCCGAAACTTCGGTTCTAGGTGCAACAAATAAGACATACATTGTTGGATTGAAAGACGCAACTATTTCAGTTACTGGTCTATGGGATAGCACAGTAGATGGAATTTTTGGTGCAGTTATTGGTCAAAGTGCAACACTTTCTTTTGAGTATTCACCAGAGGGAACTGCAGGCGGAACTGTTCTATATTCAGGCGAAGCAATTTGTACTGGATATACAAAAAATAGTCCTGTAGCAGATGTAGTATCTTATACTGCAGAACTTCAAGTAACTGGTGCAGTAACTCGAGGAACTAACTAAGATACTTTTATAAAGGACGCATAATGGACTATCTAAATAAAACAATATTAAATACTATTGCTGATGTTCCAGAAAAGGAAATTGAAATACCTGAATGGGACGCAAAAATCAGAGTAAAAGGTATTAGTAAAAAAGTACAAGTAGAGTTAGCACGAATTGCAAGTGATGAAAGTAAAGACGCTTTTGATTATCAAAAAGAATTACTTAAAGCTAGTGTAATTGAACCTCAATTAGATGATGAAATGATTGAATTACTGTATGAAAAGAACGCAACAGTAATTGATAGAATATTTATTGAAATATCTGAAATGAACGGAGCAACTGAGGAGGTTCAGGCAGAAATTGCCGAGGACTTTCAAGACTAATCCTGAATTAGCATTTACTTTTCGCTTAGCTAGAGATTTAGGAATGACTGTGGCTAATTTACAAGCTACAATGAGTTCATACGAATATACTCAATGGGCTACTTTTTACCTATGGGAGCAAAAAGAGAAAAATAAAGCAATAGCTTTACAACAAGCCGAAAGTAAGAGGAGAAGATAAATGGCTTTAGGTGCAGGTGCAGACCTAATAATTAGGATTGCTACAAAAGGTGCAGATTTAGCCTCTGCACAAATGAAAAAACTTGGTGCAACTTCTGGCACTACTGGTAAGCATTTAGGTAAATTAGGAAAAATAACTGCAGGTGTTACTGCAGTAGGTTTTATTGCATTAGCAAAAGGTGTAACTGAAGCAGTCCAAGCCTTTACTGAATTTGATAGCAAGATGACACAATCTCTTGCAATTATGGACACAACAGTTCAAGAACAAGAGGCTATGGTAAGGGCTGCTCAAGAAGTAGCAAGTACAACTACAATATCAGCTAATCAATCAGCAGAGGCATTTTTCTTCTTAGCATCAGCAGGTTTAGACGCAGAACAATCTATTAATGCACTACCTCAAGTAGCAAAATTTGCACAAGCAGGTATGTTTGATATGGCAACTGCTACTGACTTAGCAACTGACGCACAATCAGCTTTAGGACTTACAGTTCAAGACGCTCAACAAAATATGCAAAACTTAACACGAGTTACAGATGTTTTGGTAAAAGCTAACACATTAGCAAATGCAAGTGTTCAACAATTTTCAGAGGCATTAACTACAAAAGCAGGTGCAGCCTTAAAAGTTGTTAATAAAGATATTGAAGAAGGTGTTGCAGTTTTAGCAGTTTTTGCTGATAGAGGTGTAAAAGGTGCAGAGGCAGGCGATAAGTTAAACCAAGTTTTAAGAGATATACCAAGAGCTACTGCTAAGAATTCAGAAGAATTTGCAAAACTAGGACTTCAAATGTTTGACGCAGAGGGCAATATGAAAAATGTTGCAGATATTATTGAAGAATTAGACGCAGTATTAGGACCAATGTCTGATGAATTAAAGGCTAGTACTTTAGACCAATTAGGTTTAAATAGAGGTGTTGCTGACGCGGTTAAGATTTTATCTGGAACTACTGACCAAATAAGAGAATATGAAGAAGCTCTAAGGGACGCAGGTGGAACAACTGAAGAAGTTGCAAATAAACAATTAGATACTTTACAAGCCGAATTAGATATTTTATCAAATAAATGGAATATTTTATTAACTGATATAGGAAAAGATTTCGAGGGAACTGCAAGACAAACTGTTGGTTTGTTTGATAGATTAATCCAAAGCATTATTGATTATAGGAAAGCAGTAGCTGAAAGAGAGCCAATAAAACAATATTCTTATGAATTAAGAACAGTTAGTCGTGAATATGCAGACGGCATTGTAAGAGTAAAAAGATTAGTTCAAGTTACTAAAGATTTAGAAAAATCTCATGACGATGAAAGGGACGCAGTAGAAAGCTATATTGCAGGTTTAACCGATTTACGAAAAAGTAAAGAGGAAGTTGTTGATACTACTCAAGATGAAATAGACGCAGAAGAAGAATTAGCTAAAACTAGAGAAGAAGAGTCTTTAGGAGCATTAAATAAAGTTTATAGTGCTTATCAAAAGATGAACAAGATTAAAGAAAATATTACTGATTTAGAAAACGAAGAAAAGAAAGCATTAAAAAATCTTAATAAGGAAATGAACGCTGAAAAAGGCATTATTTCTAGACGAGATTATGCACTTGAACAATTAAATAAAGAAAAAGAAAAATCTAAAGAAGTTACTGCTGAAGAACAATTAGCTATTGAGCGTCAAAAAGAAGCTATACAAAAATTATTAGAAGTAGAAGATAGAAGTAAAGTACAAAATCTTGAATTACAAGTTGCTCAACAACGATTAACTGAATTAATTAAAGATAGTACTTCTGCAACTCAAGCCGAAGAGCAAGCACAAAGAGAGTATCAAAGAGCTTTAGATGATTTAGAAAAACAACAAGAAAAAATTAAAAAGGCTCAAGAAGAATATCGTCAAGCACAAGAAGATTTAGCAAAAGCTACTGCTAATTCAACTGAAAATTTATTAGCTATGGCTATTGCTAAAAAAGAATTAGATGACGCTATCGCTGACGCTCAGGCAATTGGTGCATTAGAAGAAGGCATAAGACAAATGGTTGCTAATGTTGGTGGAGATTTAGATAAACTAAAAGCTAGTTTTCAATCTATATTTAATATGTCAGGTAAAAAAATAAGTCCATTTACAAGTACTCCTAGTGTTCCTACAAGCCCTCAGACAGGAGGAGTTAAGTTTCCTGCAAGTGGTGGTGCAGAAGTACCAAAAGGTGGTTTTACAGATGTTGGAGGCGGTGTAGCAAGATATGGAAATACAAATATTATTACAGTAAATCCTCAAGCACTATTAGGAACTCCTCAAGATATAGAAGAAGCAGTAGCAAGAGCCTTACAAGAGGGAGCAAGGCGTGGAATTAATGTGGCGTTCTAATGTCAGTTGCATTTGATAATAATGTAAATATAACAGT